CGTCGTAGTGGTGGTCCTTATTCTGAGGATTCATCATGTTCGTCTCTGCGCCACGCGTCAATGGAAATGGTTCCACATCCTTTAATGTGCCTTTAACGGCACGTAACGGGGCACCCAAAAGTCCTACATTGCAAGCTGCCTTATCAGCAGCTAACACAATGAACAGATTTTCATCGGGCCCTGGTGGACAAACGATCAGATCCTTTTGCCAAAACGGTGTCATATCGTACAAGAAGTACAGAAAGACATCGTATTCAGCGTTCTACTACTCGCGGTTTAGTTCCGGACGGGTGGTCACTGTCAATCAAGACGGTGGTCCATTTTTCGAATGGAACAGTTATAATCACGCGGTAGGACTCGGCTATGTCGGGTTTCACAGCACTGGGTATGACGATAACTTACACGTGTTAGATCACACGGGTACGAACTCATCGGTACAGGCTGTTTACAACCGAGCGGTTGCACTCAACTTGAAAAATCGAGCAGTTTCCGAATGTCGCCAGAAGGCGGCTCAGGTGAAGCTCGACCTATCGGAGGCCCTAGTGGGCCTACCGGAGTCGGTGATTATGGTAGCGCAAAGAACTAAGCAGGTATTGAATGCCTACTTGGCTCTTCGGAGGGGGAATTGGAAGGGCGCACTCGCGTGGCTCGGCCTTTCACCCTCAAGGTGGCATAAAACCCTAGGACAGAAATCCATGCAACAAGCATGGCTCGAACTCCAATATGGGTGGTTGCCGCTCTTAGGCGATATCTGGAGTGGTATTAAGCTGAGTAATGAGCTCCTTTCGGGGGGCACCAAAACTCATGCTTATGCAAAACGTCAACTTGAGACTGACTTGTGGACCTTCGGGCTCACAAGCGGGGGACCATCGATTTGGCTAAATCCTCAGATTACTACCTGGGGACGTACGTCCGTCGATGTTCGCTATAATTTTGGCGTTTCTAATGCCAACATAGCGTTCCTCAACAGCTTAGGCGTTTTGAATCCGTTTTACACGGTCTGGGTCGCTGTTCCTTTCTCTTTTGTGGTAGATTGGTTTCTACCCGTAGGCGATTGGCTTCAGTCGATCTCATCCACTCTCGGACTACAATTCATTGACGGGTACATAACCCAAAGATCTTGGGGTTATGCAGAGGTTTCATCTTCCGGGGTTAATCTCCCGAATAAGAAGGTGGAATTTGGCAACACTGTTGCCACCGCTGGGCTGTGCAGGATTACCCGCGACGCACTTACCGTGTGGCCGTGGCCTGTACCCTATCTCCGTTTTCCCTTTAGCTCAGACAAACGCATCGCGAATGCGATAGCGCTAATCTCAACCTCAAGAAAGCATAGATAATATGCCTCAACTCCAGAACCTCATCCTCACGGATAGGACCCCGGTGACTCCGGTCAATCTGACCTTCGTCCCCCGCGACATCGACGCCAAAGGCGTGGGTGCCGTCGTCAACTCTTCCGGTACTCCAATCGGAGAGAAGCGGTGTTCGGTTTCGATGACGAAACGGAATTCCCGCTACCACGGTGAAGTCCGGCTTTCTTTGCCGGTCGTGGTGACAGAGACCATCAATGGTGTCGCGTCACCCGTTGTTGTCCGCACAGCGTTCGTTACGCTCACTGCGGTCTTTGACGAGAAGTCCACCGAACAGGAGCGCACAGATGCTATTGGACTGATGTCCTCGGCACTGGGCACTTCGAAGGTGCTCGTCAATGATGCCCTCGTTAAACTCGAGGGTGTTTACTGATGCTAGCCACTGTGGCTGTACTCAGTATTCTGGGTATAGGGACCGCGACTATTGCCGCGACCTTGTACGTCTCTGCCGGATGCTTTTTGGTATTCGGCGATACGCTGTTCTCCCTTGTGGGGGTGAGCTGCCCAATAG